ACAGATTGCCGAGCAGCGGGATGCCAGAAAAAAGGCTCAGCAAGACCGGAATCAGAAACAACCAGCCGTTCCCCCAGTAAATGTTGAATTCGATGTAGTTGCTGTAGAACGGGACGATGGATGCCCAGCCAGGCTGCCCGGCCTTCTCAAAAATTTTCCAATTGGCGACGATTTTGAGCACAAAATACGCTACCACCAGAAGAATCACCGTATAGAGCATACCGCCCAAAAGATTCAATGCGCTGTAAGAATTGTACATTTTATATTCTCCTCTTCCGGCATATGAAGCCGGTTTATTCCTTCGTTTCGTTTTTTAGCTGCCGCTGCCGTTCTGCAAGTTCTTTGCCGCGTCTGACCAGTTCCGCATATTGCTCTTCAGTCAACTTGCGAGGCGGCTTGATTTTGACCCATTTCTTGGGCATATCTGCCTCCATACACCAGTCCTCATCCCGCGTGATTTTAACAGCATCAGGGTACTCTTTGGCAAGCTCTTTTAGCTGTTCCATACGAGCTTTGTTGCAGGTGTAGTAGGATGCTTTCTTCTCCGCATCATTGAATGTGATGATGGTTTCGCGTTCCCAGGGTCCATCAGATGCCTGCGTGGCCACTTTTTTATCGGGCATGATTTTTTTCACCTCAATCGAATAAAATTGCCGACATAGCAGGGCCTTCGCAGATATACCCGCTCGCCTCGGCCCATTTCGGCGTCATGAGCTTGCCATTTGTTTTCACAAGCACCATCTTCCGAGCAGAGGTATTCAGGAATTCCGCCGGAGCCCAGTTATTTCGCACAACGACGATAGCATTGTCGTCCGCGTTCTCAAGCATATGCTTCAGCTCTTTTACCGTCACCGTGTCACCTCCCGTTCAACACATCATCCAGTGCCTGCAAGAAAACTCTGGATTCCTCATTGATTCCGCCGCGACACAGAACTTTCGCAATATCATCAAATCCTACCAAGTACATATTTTCTTCACCCATGTACCCTTGCGGCCAGGGAACCGCATAGTAGTTGTGCGGAACAGAACTTGTGTCATAGCCGACCACAATATATTTCTGGTCTGCAACATTTTTCACCGTCAGGATAGTCCCAAGCGGTAACGCGTCTTTCATGGAATGAGTAGTTGCAGGCATGATTCTCTGAATTTTCAAAACAGCACCTCCCTAATTTTCATTTTATGAGACTCGCACATTTGCGCAAGGAAACTGAAAACAAAAAAGGCGGCCGCTCCAAAAGGAACGACCGCAAAGATACGAGTCAGATATTATTCATTGAGCTGGGCAAGGATACCCGTGGCTTCAGTCATGGGAGGAATTGTTCCTTCACCTTCTTTCTGTAATATAATTTGTTGCGACTTCTAGTAGCCGCATTTTTTTGTAGGACGCGCTATTAGAAACAACAGTACCGTCCAATTTTTTAAGAGCGAAGTATCCAGAAGTTCGTCTGCCTGTGATAAGGCATTCTGAGCCATTATAGGATACTTTGTCCCAAAGACGATAACCCTTTACGGTGTACGGAGCTTGATTAGCCTTGCGTATACCACCTTTTAGGATAGTTGCTTTGTGCAGCTGTCTGTTATGGTGGCGTATAGCCTTCGTGTAGTAGCAAGTATCGCAAGGTATGGCCAATGGGTTCTTGCTAATGCAGCGTGCATCGTTGGTGTGACTTTTAGGAATACTATGCTTCTCACGCAAGTACTTGGTTATGTAGCCATAAGTCCCTTGTACCGGAATCTTCAGCTCTTTAAGCAAGCGTTCCATAAGTGTCTTACGCATAACCCCCATAAAAGCTGCATCTTTGAGAGACCTGCCACGTTTTTTGCCGTCAAGTGTTACTTTTCCAGCGTGTAGAGCTTTATGGCAAGCTGTGCAAAGCGTAATCAGGTTATTGGGAGCATTGCCACCTGTTCTACGGGTCTCGATATGATGCACATGCAGCTTTACAGCTTTTGTTTTTGTTGGATGCGCACCGCAGCATTGGCACGTATAATTGTCACGCTTTAACACATACTGGCGTACATTGTACTCATCGTACATCTCACCAAGCTGGTAATCTGTGCCTACCGGCAGAGGTTTACCTTCCAGCATTGCTTTTAGACGTTGTGTGTCAAACTCTGCTGTTTCTACTCTGACGAACGTAACAGGCAAAATACGACATTCCCTTGCGCGGATTCACAAAAACGTCTGTGGTCGCAAACGCATTGCCAAAACTCATGTCACAGAAGACGACGTGAGAACTTTCGTCACCAGATGCACGGGGTGCAAAGCTGGTACATGCAAACCAATCCGATTCATCCTGCCCCTGTTCATCATAGAGATAAATGACGGGAGCCGGAATGTCGGACGTCGGCATAGCCAGTGAGCCAACCTGCATTTCATTGACGCAGAGGTCGATGGGCGGGTTCCCGTTCTGATAATCCAATTTGGGGTATGACTGAGCCCTGATGGTGGTGTCGCCATCATCTACCTCGATGCCAAGAGCAGCGATATCGAATGGAATACCGAGCTTTTTCTTGATTTCTTCCGGGGTGAAAGTTAGGAGCTTACCGTGTTCGCCTTGGATGTAGAGTCTCATGGCTTACTTTTCCTCCTTTTTCTTGTCGGCGTTCAGAATCTTTTCCAGAACGTCGTTATAAAAATCGTCAAGGAACAGACCGGTTTTTTCATCCGCTTCCGGAGCAGTGAAAACACCGTCTCCTTCAGCTGAATCCTGTACAGCGTCGAAGACACCGATTGCGCCCCAAAGCTCATCGGCCAGATGGTCATAGCCGAGGTCCTTTACTTTTGCCGAGAGGTCAATCAGCAGCATTTTCTGCCGAAAGAACTCGTTCATATCCAAGCCAATGTAGGGTTTCGCTGCAACATTGTTTTTCTGAGACTTTACTTTGAAAATGCCCCAGTCAAAGTTGCTGTCTGCGCCGTACATATACCCGGACGCAAGGCAGAAACCGTCTGCTGCACTGTCCTCAACGTTGATACCGACTTCATAATCGCTGCCGGAATCCTCGTCAAGGTCAATCGCATAACCTGTTGCCTTTTCGTACTCTGCCTCAATGTCAGTTTTCATGGCTGCCAGTAGAGCGTTGAAATCGGTATTCTGGGAAAGCAAGTTCATGCTTTCGCCTTCCTGATTTTTGATAAGAATGAACATAGTATTTACCTCCTGATAATTAAATCATGCTATCAGACAATTTGTCGATAGTCGCTGTGATGGTTTCGTTTTCCATCTGAGCCATACGCTCAAACAGATGAGACCAGTCGATGGCATCATGGACACGCTTGACAAACGCATCATAGGTGCCACCGGCCTTCATCATTTCAATTTCAGACTCATAGCAGCCGGACTCCTCAAGCATGAACTTGATGTCGTCGGTTGGGTTGATTTGTATTGTTGCTTCGTACTCATTCATTTGGATTACGTCCTTTCTTTTATATTATACGCAAAAAGGCGAACCGCCCAAATGGGAAGTTCGCCTAAAGCGCATTGTTAAGTGTGCGAAGGGCAGGATGCCTTTTCAATATCTGTTATCTATCGTACAATTTATATCTTAACCCGTTCGCATAAATCCGCAACAAAAAACCGCCACCCAAATGGGCAGCGGTAATGAAAAATTAAATTTCAGCGCAGAACATCGCGAGCTTTTGCCACAGCAAATAGGTGCTGGTTTTCATGCGTACCTTTTCAGGAACGCCAGTGACGAGACACCATTTATGTGCAGCAGCTTTGATGCGGGGAATCTGCCGTTGTTCAGTTTCAGTGAACGTCTTGTTGTACATTCTGCGGCGACGTCCGGAATTCCAAAAGGCTCCTTCCATCGTTTCGCAAATCAGAGCGTACGCCAAATGGTTTTGGGCTTCATCGTGGGTTAATTCAACCATCGTTTTCATGGCTGTCACCCTGCCTTTCTCTCATTGCGAGCCATATGCAGCGCATAATCAAGCGCGTCAGGGTCATCGGCCAAGAATTTCGTTTTCTGAAGTGTACCAAGCTTGGGATGTTTCAGAATCGTATAGTTGCCATTGTTCTGGACAAGGGAACCTTTATCATACACAAGCTCGACCTTTTCGGCAGGTACTGCGTAACGGCGAATGCGGTCACATTCATCCGTATAGTTGATGGGAGTGATATAGCCAACTGGCTTTTGTCCTTCCATCCCTGTCACAGTGACCAGAAAAGCCTTAATGGTCCGGGCTTCTTCCTCTTCCTGCTCATCATAGTATTTGAACGTGATGAACATGGGAGTATCTTTCTTGTACGCATCTTCCTCAGGGCAGAGATACGTTCCACAAGAGCGGCAGAACCAGAGCATCGATACGGGCTTTCCAGTTTCCTGCGCTTCTTTTGCATAGCGCTTAAAAATCTTTATGTCCAGCTTGAAATCCTCGGTGTAATGCTCAACCGTGCTTTTCACGATGAGTTTCAGAAAATTACAGATGGAAATAGCGGTCATAGTCATATTGGAAGTCATAATAAAAATCTCCTTTTTTAGTCAGCCATGACCTTGGAAACATTCATGTCATAGCGGTTGAATTTAGAAATATAGTCAAAAATGGTATTTACTTGAGCTTTTGTTGCGGTTTTGGTCTCATCCATATCGAGGAATGTATTGCCCATCGAAGGATTACGAATGGCAATCCAACCGCGTTTATATAGGAAATCGAGACCCTTGCCGCTCCAGTCATACGCCATATTGAGAACTTCATGGTCAGAAAGACCAAACGCTTCTCGATTGCGCATGATGATGCGGCCAGCCAGGGCAGCGTGCTCGCCAAACTCGCAGGCATACCAGGTGCCATCGGGAGCAATCAGACCATATTCGGTCAGCTGATGCTGAATGGGTCTATCACTGATATAGCTGTTGTACAGTCGCTGACGGCGCTCAACGGATGTGCCTTTCATGTTTGCTTCAATCCAAGAGGCAAGCTTGGTCCAAAAATCGGTTTTGTAGAATTCCGGGTTGGATTCCTGCTCAGGAAGCGGTTCTCCATTGAATTCTGCAACAAGGTCTGGGTGGGTAAAAAGCCATGCACCGTTGTTGAATGCATCAGAATAACCCGTTTTCCCATAGAGGAAGCACTTGATACCGTCATAGCTGCAATCGATATAATGATGTTTTGCATTGGTGCAGAGCGTTTCATAGCTATCAGTCATAGCAAAGCGGTCAACATAATTGAGCGGATGTGCAATCATATCCTCACGAATTTGATTGACCAGCAT